GTCAATCTTGCCCTCAATGCCTGAAACCTTACCTTCCAGTTTGTTGATTTTCTCGGTCTGTTCCTTCTCCTTGGCTATCTGGGGGTTGAGTTGCTGTAGCATTTCCTCACAAGATTCTACTACCCTCTTGTTGTAATCTACGCTCTCCAGTATCGCCTTGGATTGTCTCAGCATGGCATCCACCTCGGCACTCATGGCATCCTTGTTGTCGCTAACCACAAGGTTCTTGTCGTTGGCTATCTGTCCGTTAGCTGGCAGTTGCTTGAAATCCACTTCCTCGTCACCCAGCTTCACCTTCACATCAACCACAGTTTCCATAGGCTGAGGTGTAAAGCCGTTGTTGAAGGATGGATATTTTGTCAGAGGGTTGCTGACTGAAACCACCTGACCGATTCGCAAGTTAGGATTCTCACCCTTGTCGAGAACATAAAATAAGGAATTAGTTCTTAAACCTTGAAACATAATGTAATCTCCTATTATCTATTCTTGTTAAACAATACCCGACATCATCTGTAGGGTGTTAGTATCTCTCTCAAACCAGAGCTGAAACACTCCAGTCCCAGGCACGTCTGCAACCGTCAATGCTTCACCATTAAACTTGGTCACAGCCTGAGTACTTCCGTTGGTCTCGAAAAGGATAGGCAGCGTACCAGTCGTTCCTGTCGGAATAGCCTGCTTCAGATTTACGAAAATCGTTCCTCTGTAGCTGGCATTCACGAAGGCGTGGTTTTTGAACGAGAAAACAACATTGTTGGTGTTCACCACCACGCCCGTAGAAGCGATAGCTGCCGAACCATTACGATTCACCCATGTGTAAGGTCTTAACCATAACATAGCAGCCTCCTTTCTTTAGCCCCAGAATCCTGCATTGTTAGCAGCGTTCAAACCATACAAGCCAGCCTGATAAGCCACGCAGTTAGGAACCGCAGTAAATGGGCTGTAAGGAGTGGTCACAGTCTCAGGCAACTTACACTTGATACCAGCCACCTCGTTCTGCAAGCCAGCCAATACCGCATTGATAGGAGCCACCGCCTGACCTACAATCTGAGAGGTCATTGCAGAAGACTTAAAGGTGCTATTCTCCTCACGGAGTGCATCAATTTTGTTCTGCATTTCACGCATTTCAGCTTGCTTCTGACCATCAACGATAGTCTGAGTACTCTCCTTGATAGCGTTGTGCAAGTCACAAGTCTGTCGCTGAGTCTCGTAAGCTACGTTAGAGAAGCCACGCTCCTGACCAGTAGCCACATTGTTGATGGCATTCTGCAAGGTGCCAGTCTGCTGACAGATAGCCAAGCGGTTCTCGCAGCAGCAGTTAGCAATCTGCTGAGCAATCTGCATATTACCCTGCTGCAAAGCGTTGATAGTCTGCATACCGCTCATACCTACCTGATTACCTACGCTCTGAACCTGAGAGGTCAAAGCGGAAATGGCACTCTGAATCTGACCTTCGGTGCAGTTCAACTGGGTAGCCAAGTTGCTGAGTGCATTGCGGTTGCCACCGATGGCATCCATCAGAAGACCACGACCATAGTCATTGTTAATCTCGTTGGCGAGACCACCACGACCATTATTGCCGAAACCTCCCCAGCCGTTACCTCCCCAGCCCATGAGGAAGAAAAGGAATATTACCCACATAAACCAGCCACCTTCACCACCGAAGCCGTTGTTACCCTTCATGGCAAGGAGGACATTTGGGTCAACACCCTGCTTTTGGAGCAGAGGCGCAAGAAGACCGAGCATCCCATTGTTGGATGTGGAGCCTTCGTTTCCGAATACATACGTTTTACTTTCCATATTATCCTGAATCTTTTGTTAAACATTAATTGATTAATACTACGTAACGTTACGAGCACAAAGATACGAATAATATGGATAGAGATAGATAAACTCGTAAAAGGTTGTTTAAGTGTTTGAATAGCAGCGATTTGTGGTTACGGAAAAGGTCATAAGAGTATAGGAGAGGCTATTTAGTTTCTCCTATATGTATCAGTTTAGCTATTCCTAAATATTTATGCCATACTTCTTTGCTTGCTTACGGAAGAAAGCCTTCTTGTTAGCAAAGAATCGGATAAGGGATTTATTCCACTTTTTCTCATGCCCAAACTGGTCACGGATGCCTTCTGGTATCTTGCCATCGTGAACATACTTCTCGAATGACGAGATAGACTTGCCCATTTCGTGGGCACACCATCCCTTGTTGGCTTGCGTATCATTCATCATGGCAGTAAGGAGTGCTACCAGTTCCAAGTCCCCTTCTGACAGACCACAAGGTATTGGTTTGCCTTCTTCTTGCGCTACTGCTGATTCATGCGCCTTATCAGCAAGAACACGAAGTCCTGCCTCTATGATTCTGTAATTTACTAATTGCGACATAAGCATATAGAATTAGAATGAGTGTAATCAGGAACATATCACAATAATACATATCGTTTGTGACAACAATAGAACCGAACATGATGTGTATCACATTGACTCCTGCAATATACAAGATAGGTATTCGCCACTCTACGCACAATCTGTGCAACACCTGACCTTTCCAAAGGGAAATCGGATATAGAATATAAGTGATGAAATAGAAGAACCAGACTGGTTCCTCGTTCTCTTCATACCAAAGGGTAATCTCCATCTTGTTGTCATAAAACTGAGATACACCATACCATCTGATAAGCATGACCAATATTGGAGCATACTTGAAGTAGAGTAAATCTGTTTTTATTTTACTGCGTTCAGGGAGAAGTTTAGTTATCTCTCCTATCAATTTCCTGACCCGTTGGTCTTCATCATCATCTTGTTTCATAAGCCTTCATTTTTTAGTTTATTTTTGATTGAGAATTATTAAATTATAGAATTTATGAACGTTCTTAGATTTGGCAAATCTAATAAAAAGGAATGGAATATATTGATTTACATAAAACTTTAAATATTAAACTTTGCAAATACTTACAGATTGAAAGTTTTATCCAAATTAAAGAAACGAAAAGTTTCAGAATGAAAGCAAATATCCCCCGAAAGCCTTATACTTTCAGGGGATAGCCATATTTATTTTTTCTTAGCCTTCGATTTCTGGTTAGCCACAACCACCTTGTTAGCTTTCTCCAGTACGGAAAGAATCTTCTTTCTCAATTCACGAATCTGCTTCATGTCCTCAGCGTTGTAGGCATCCTTGCCATCATCCAAGAAACCTTTCTTTAACTCGGAAATCTCCTGCTTATCAAGGGAAATCTCGTCAATGGCATCAATGGCAGCCTTGTTGGTGTTGTAGTAGCCATCGCTCTGACTAGAAGCCGTATCAACCAATAGGTCGTAGGCAGACTTGAATCCGTTCAACTTAGTGTAGAGTTGATTCAGCTTCAAGTCCTCGAAATCATCCTTTGGAGTAGCATGAGCCTTGTATATATCCTCAGCATTCAACTTGTGAGGTCTATACTCTTCCCCACTCTCCTCAGCACGTTCCTTCTTCTTGTCTTCCTCATACTTCTTCACCTTCACATCATCCTGCTTGTACCGCTTATACTCCTCAGAGCCGTAGAACCGCTCCAGCATGGAGTAATCTCCATCCACCTTGGCTTGTTTCTTCAACTTGCTCAGGGTATTGGCAGCACGGTCGTGGTTCTCCTTCATATTCCAGAACTCATCGCCTTGTTTCTTAGTGACTGGTCTATCATCAGGATTGCTGACGAACTTGCTGAATAATGGAATATCAGCCACCTTGATTTCCTTCGGGTCGTTGAGTGACTTGGTAAGCAAACCGAGCACCTGACTGCCCATGGTGTAAGCACCACCGAGATAAGAAGACAACACATGGTCAACAACACCAGGGTTGTTCAGATTGTATCTTGGATCACCGAAAGCATCAATGCTATTCTGTTGCACATCAGGATAGTCGTTTCCGATTGAGTTAACCATCTTTGACACTCTCACCAGCCAATCAGGAGTGCCAACGTATGCCTTGGTAAAGTTAGGGTCATACTTGTTATACTCTGTGTCCTTGAATAATGGCTTGCCAGTAAAGTCAACATTGAAAGCCAACTCTGCAATCGGACGGATAGCATTAGGGCATATACTAACAAGTATATTACCGTCATATCCAGTCGGGTCGAGCGGAAGCATATCCACTACCTGACCAACCAAATCCCAACCATAGTCTTCCCAACTCTCCTCAGCCAATTCGCCACCCATCATCTTGGATGCAATCATATCGCCCAAGCCATAGAAAGCACGGAACTCCTGAGCAAGCGGAATCTTAATAAACTCATGAGTGAAAGGAACCCACATGATAAGGTTATTTCTTCTATCCCACTTTGTGAACTGCCAGTACTTCTTAGATATATCTTTGTACAAATCCTTATCATCATCACCATCGCCACCCAAAAAAGCAGCAGCCATCTGCATCAAGGCTACATTAACGATAGGAACCAGCACACCGCTCGCTATCCACGATGCAGTTACAGCCGTGAATTTGAAAGGATGATGCTTGGCAAGCGCACCCACGGTCTGCAAACTCTGTACTGCTGGGTTGATGAAGAGATAGAGATTTCTAATAGTCTGCCAGCTATGTTCTCCAGTACCCTTGCGGTTGAAGTTCAGGGTCACGTCCTTTGCATCATTCACCGCCTCATCAATGGAACGTCCATATTGAATAGAGGTCATGTAGATAGCAAATCGGTTACTATCCTCGATTGCTCTGTTCAGGAACTCAATGCCATCCATGATGGTGTGTCCTACCTTTACTGGGTTCGCCTTCCATCTGTTCAAATCCTTCAAGTCATTCTTGAATTTCTTCTTCAAGTCTTCTACGTCAAGCGAAGATACAAAGCCAGTCTCGCCACCATTCATCATGAAGTCATAGAACATCTGTTCCTTAGGAGTAGCATTTCCGTTGCTTACCTTCTCTTTTAACTTTCCGCTCTGATAGTCTTTCAACATGAAACCAAGATTCCAAGAGGTAGCCAGATTTTTTCTGAGCAGATAGTTGTATCTTCCATCCTCACGAATAGCGGTAGATGCAAGGGTCATTGTCAGGTCTCGGAAGTAGTTAGAAGGGATGAAGAGAGGTGAAAGACTGGTATAGGCAGCAGCCATCTTTCTTCCGACAACAGCAATTACCCTCTTACTGATACTATTTTTGATTCCTTCACTCACTCGGTGTGCTCTTGTATTGTTCATCGCCTGAGCCAACTGAGGATCACCATTCACATAGATAACGTACTCCTCGCCATCCTTCATCACTCTTACCTCATGTTCTCTCTCCTCGCTGTGAGTCTGAGGATAGGCAATGTTCAGTCCGTCTCTCTTCTGGGTAGCATCGCCAGTCTGAGCCATCTGCTCCATCTTCTGCTCGAAAGCATCAATGGCAGCCTTCACCTGATTACTATCCATCTGAGAAGTAATCTGAGGTGTAGCAGGAATCCACTCCTCGTTGCCGTTATCATCCACACTCTTCACGTACCAAGCCTTGCTCAGGGTAAGAAGAGAGGAAGGATGATTCTGAGCCAAGAGCATCAGGTGTTGTTTCACCCAGTTTTTGTTGTTGAGCAGGATTCCACTCTCTGCCATGTTCTCGATGTATGCGATAGGGTCATCAGCGATAGAGGTTCGTCCGTGTGCCTTCATCAAGGTCTGATTGAAAGCACCCTTGCCACCACCGATATAGTCCCATACTTGGTCGGCTGTAGTGCCATCCCAGCCACGGAGAGGAATATAATGGCTATACATATCACGCACATACTGATAAGTATCTTTGCTCATCATACCAGCCTTATAGCCATCACGGAGAATCTTCTTGGTAGCCGCATTCGTTGCGTCCCAGAGGTTGTGAGTCTCGGTTACATACTTACTCTCAATATCCTTTATCAGTTTGTGGGCAGCTTCCTCGAAGTCTGAGCCATCAAATAGAGCAGACAAGCCTGAGTAATCGTAGGCGATACCCATCTTATCATAACGATAGTTCATATAGGATGGAGAGTATTTCGTTCTGAGAGCATTATCTCTCTGTCTCCAAGTATTGAAATCCACTCTTCCATACTCCAAGTCGCTATCATTAATGATACGATTCATATCGCCCTTGTAAGCCCTGTATGCCGCACTTCTCTGAGCCACGTCCTCAAAGTCAGCTTCCAGTGACTTCTTGAAAGCCATCTGTGCATCACGCTCCAAACCATGCTTAGCCATCATGTAGATACGAACATTATCATAGCTATCGCCCAGTACCTTCTTCATCTGATGATAAGCCTTTCTCAATGGCTGCAAGAACTCATTGTTGTACTCCTCAAACTCATTCTTTCCCTTGCCATGGCTTCGGTTCTCGGCAGTATAGGCATCCTCAGCCATGTTTAGGCGGTCAACACCCACTTCCTTCATGATAGCTTCCTGAGCCTTGCGGATAGCCAGCATACTATCTTGGAAGGCGATACGTTTGAGCACAGAGCCACGCTGCAACTCTCTGTTGAACTCTCCAAGGGCAGTATCATCACTCAGAAGATGCTGCTCGTAGGTTGGAGCAGTCTTCCACAAAGCCATCTGTTTGCGGTACTCGTCCACTCTCCTCAGGAAGTCAACGGCACTCTCGCCAGCGTTGCGTTGTGGGATGGTTGGTCGCTGGGCATCCTTAGGCAGATTATTATCCTTCTTCCACTGGTTCAGGTCATGCTCAAACTGGTCATAGCGCAAGGAGAATCGGGTATTACCCACGATATTGGCATTATTCTCATCGAATATCACATAGTTGTAATCGCCTTCCTTAGCACCGCCATGAATAAGACCAGCAGGATATTTGATGCCAACAAAACCTATTTCACTCAAAGCCCTTGATGCTAATTCTGCACCATACGAAGGTCTTTCACGGTCGAAGAAGTCTTCCAAAGCATGATAAAGTTCTTCACCTTTTAATGTAGGAAGTTTCTGCATGCCGTTCTCAGGAGAGTCAAGTTTCATTTGGATGATACGCTCAATCCTATCTTTATCATATCTCGCTCCACCATCTTTGAAATACTCGTTTTCATTAAATCCATGATGAGTTATTTCCCAAAGTCTGTACCATTTTTCCAATGGGAAGTTTTGAGAATCATCCCATCCAAGGTAGTTTTCACCATTATCATCAGGAATATCTACATCATAACGGCTGGCATTTCCCTGAGTCAAATAGTCCTCATCAAGGGAGTCAATCCACTTCAAACCTTCCTTATACTCTGCAAGTCTATCCTTCAAGTTCTGTTCATACTCAGTTCCCTTCTCTCTATCATTTAAGTTTTCAAGGGTACGCTGAATGTCTTTGGCATCAGCACCGACACGTTTCTTGGCAAACTCCTTGGCACTTGCCACACTACCGCCAGTAGCCACATCGTTCACCATTTCCCCAAAGACTCTTCTCTTGAAAATATCGCCTTTCACCCCATCAGGGTAGCGCATATTCTTATAGAGGTCAGCCATCTTTCTCCGCTTGGCTCTCTGGGCATACTCACGTCCAATCTTGCTAGAGTTTGTAACATATACTCCATGTCCAAATGTTTCACTTCCCTCGCCTTCCAAGGCATGAGACAAATCGAACTTGTCAAAGCTAGCACCAGTGCCGTGATAGGTACGGATGCTAAACTTAGGGTCAGAGTCAGTAAGCAGAGGAGCAATAACATGCTCGGTCAACTGAGTAGGGATTCCGTTGCCGATGATGGTATGGCTCAGGTTCTCGGAGAATGGCATCTTGTAATCATCGCTCACTCCTGATACTCTTGCGAGCACTCTGCCCATGGCACGATATACCTTGCCATCAGGCATCACAATCACGTCACCACTCTTGGTTCTGAGTGTTGGCAGGAGTTCGTCAGCAAAGGCATGAGGAATCTTTCCGTCTGCGTAGGCACTTCCCATCACATATAATGGCTTGTCTATGTTTCTCCAGTCAATACCATCAGCCTTCAAGCGAATATCCATCCAAGGAGCCACACCATTCTTCTTCTCGGTCAAGGTCGGGATAATATCAGCCACAGCTTCATACCATCCACTCTTGCGTGCCATTTTCTTTGGCTTTTCAGGGAGTTTGCCATCACGAACCGCACGGACAATCAATCTCTCTCGATTGGTGTAGCCGCCATAGTCAGCAGCATTATAGACATCGGCATCCCAAGTATAGCCGTTGGCATCCAGCGAATCGGTTATAGTCTTCATCGCTTCCGAATCCTTATAACCCTTCACGTTTTCAATGGTCACCACCTTTGGTTTTATAGCGTTGATGAACTCGGCAGTACTTGCAGCAGTCTCCTTGTCAAGTTCCAACTCAGCATGGTTACTCTTCGCCTGAGAGTAGTTCTTGCAGACTGGGCTTGCATGGAAGTACTCTACCTCGCCATCTATATGTTTTACTAATTCCTTAGGGTCAACATCACGAACGTCAGCAGTAACGATATGCTGCCCGAAGTTATTGCGATATACACCGCTTATCTTCTCGTCATACTCAACCGCTACAACTGGGTCTATGATACCCTTCAATCCTTCCTCAACAAGACCGCCACCGCTAAAGTAGGTTCCTGCCTTAATGAGAGTGCCATCAAGGTTCTTCAAAGAAAACTTAGGGTCACGCTCAATAGCTTCAGCAATATGAATAGTCTTCTTGTTGGCTTGTTTCCATCCCTCAGGTTTCTCCATCATAGATTTCAGAGAGAAACGAATATTGTCGCTACTATTGATAGCATCCATAGTAACCTTCTGTCTATCCTCGGCATTTCCACGCTCATAGCTGCTCACATCAATACCTGCCTTCTTCAAGGCATCTACCACATCGCTTGGAGTATCGTTTGGAACTATAGCCTTCTCAAACTCGTCAAGACCATAAGGACGCATGAACTTGGTCTCAAAGTAAATAGAAGGCTTATCATTCTTGACAGCTTCAATAAGTTCATTCAATTTGTTGATGTCCTCGTCTGTCAAGTCCACACCATACTCATCCTTGGCATATTTCTTTGGATTCTTCTGTGTGGCAGCTTCTTCCAATCTGTCCATGCCATAGCTTTCAAATGGT